AGAGAAATCAAGGCAATTTTTCTCTACAACCTAATACACACGTCTGCACATGCACATCATGAACACTGCACCACCAATGATCACCATCCAGCTGAAGGCACCACTTAGAAGCAAGCTTTGCAGTTTCCCAGACACCCATCCTGAAGGGTAAGAAATGATGTCTTCCAAACTAGTTCCTTTTCCACCATTTTTAGTGTAGTACATTGTATCTTGTAATGCTTTTTTGCTGTTGGCTACAAAAGACCAACCTTCCTCGTCTGCTATTATTCCTGACACTTTGGCGCTCACAATTTCAGGAACCCACAGTTCTTTGAAATTAAGGAGATCTACTTCTTTGGACTGCTGTAGGGACAGACATTTGGTAGGGTCATCATTGTGAACCCATCTACCATCTTGATAGATGCTATTATTTGCACAGTTACTGTCTGGGTTGGTATATGATATGCATGGTGACAGCATAAATTTGTTTTGAGAAAGGAATGTGGTGGCTGCGTCTTTCTCCAGCAGATTGCCTACCAATCTCTCATCTATTTTTGCTACACTTAAGACCAAAGAGTTAAACAGCTTGCTCAACACTGTAAACCGATGGTCTATTTGGGCCAGGCTTAGTCTCAGACTTTCAGTCTCATACACTAATGAATGGACCACATTGTTCACATCATAAACACTGGATGCATGAAGTTTTTGGGAAATGTTCCACATACTTGGATGGAGTTGTGACATGATCGGGCCGTCTTTTTTATAACAAGCAGATGGCAGACAGATCAGCCCGTTAAGTGGCATTTCGAAGAAATTTTCCCCATCTTTACAGTGGAATTTCTCCAGCACAAGATCGTGTAGAACAGTGGTATAACCAGAAGTTTGTAATTCAGTTTTCACATGTTCTTTAAAACACTTAATATAAGTCTTGGTGCTTTGTGTCCCAAACACACTAGGCCTATAGAGGTAGGAAAACTCTCCATCAGTCCAAAATGTGTTCCCTACAGTGTTCACCTCCTTGGTTTTCCCTTCTGGAGTAACTATGACTGCCACAATTTGGTTTCCCTTGGTTGTAAGCTTCACGTCCAGATGAGTTTGTTTGAGCCCACACCTCCAGGAAAGATTGCAGGTATGATGAGCAAAGTGGTTGTTGTTGCTTCTCTTCTCCAGTTCTTTGGCCTTGTACGGCACGTCCATGTTCCACCTTGTGAAACAGATTTGGGAGTCACTCCCCCAAGCATCTGTAGCGTCTGGCCCTGTCATGCATTGGTCCTGTTTTGTCCACTCCAGAAGTTCTGCCTCATCAGGGGCTTTCGGTATCAACTCGTTATTGCAGCCGGTATTTCCGTCTAAAGATCCTCCATTGTAGCAGTAGCTTCTCCAAAGAGCCCTGTAGCCAATGAAAAAATTGGTTCCAGTGTCTCTTACTTGAGTCTTGGTTACTTGTATCTCAATTCTGGACAGGTTGAGGGATTTGGCTACATAGTTTTTCAAACTGTAGGGTCCTTGTTGTTGTTGTTTGTTGCACAAACTGGCAGTGTAGACTTCTTTGATTACAATGGACAGAACCACAAAGTAGAAACACTGCATCTCGAGTGAGGAATTGCCTGTTTTTGCT